GGAGTAATGAATGGTGTTTCTTTATTCTCATCAGGAAATGCTTTAAGTGGTGGTATATCTTCTAATTTATTAATTGACAACGGAACAGTATCACAAACAAACACAGGCAGAAGTTCTGGAAGAATTACTTTTGGCAATACAACAACATCTTCTAAAACATCTGACATAAAATTTGGTGGTTATGTTAAAGGAAGTACTACCCTTGTAGAAAGAATGCGTGTTGATGGTGATGGCAACGTGTTGGTGGGTGGAACTTCAGCTTTTGCAAACGATACTACAACAATAAATAGCTCGGGATTGGTTTACGCATCAAGAGGCGGTAACAAAGCTGGTCATTTTAATAGACAGACATCTGATGGAGAAATTGTTGTCTTTAGCAAAGACGGCTCAACAGTTGGAAGTATTTCATCTGATAGTGGTAATACTTCTTATAATAGTAATGGTGGAGTTATTTATCTTGGTGGTAACCAAACAAACCATATAAAAGTTTTAACATCAACAGCAACAGGTCAAGCTCGTATAGAACCTAGTGCTGATAATGCAGTAAATTTAGGACAAAGTGGATTAAGATTTAAAGACCTCTACCTTTCAGGAAAAACATATTTAAACACTAATTCTGGAGCTCAACTTGTTCTTCAAACTGATGCTACAAGAGGATTTGTTGGGACATCAACAAGTCACGATTTAATTTTAGAAACTGCTGGCACAGAAAGAATGCGTATTGATTCTTCAGGCTCTGTATGTATAGGTACAACAGCTCCAATAGCATCTGCTGGCTCAGAACGCTTATTTGTGCAAGGTAGTGCTGGGGCAGATGGATATATTTCTGCAATACAACATACTGGTAATCCAAATCCTAATAGAGATTTTATAAGATTTTATAATAATGCTGGTACTGATATTGGAGCTGTAGAACATACAAATACTGGTTCTGTTACTTTTTCAACATCTTCAGATTATAGATTAAAAGAAAATGTTAGACCTTTAGATAAAGGATTAGAAAGAGTTTTAAAATTAAAAGCTGTTAAGTATGAGTGGAAAGAATCAGGTGAAACTTCAGAAGGTTTTTTAGCACATGAAGTTCAGGAAGCTGGTTGGTATGAGGGAGTTTCAGGTAAGAAAGACGATAAAAATATGCAAGGTATGGAATATGGAAAACTTACACCACTACTTGTTAAAGCTATACAAGAACAACAAACACAGATTGAAGCCTTACAATCTGAAATTAACTTACTTAAAGGAGAATACTAATGGAATGGAATGTAAATACAGTAGACGTAAAACCAAATGAAGAAGGGCATGATGATGTAATTTATAACGTTCATTGGTTAGTATCTAAAAAAGATGGAGATTATTCAGCATCATCTTATGGTACACAATCATTAGATACATCTGATTTATCTAACTTTACATCATTTGCTGATGTAACATCAGATATGGTTAAAGGCTGGGTTATTGATGCTATGGGTGAAGAAGCTGTTGCAGATTTAGAAGCAAATTTAGATTCACAAATAGAAAGTCAAAAAAATCCAACGTCAGTAACAAAAACTTTAGAATCTTAGTATATAATTTAATTTTAAATAACTTATAGGAGAGTTAAATGAGTAAAGAAGAAAATAAAATGGAAAACCAAGAACCAGTAGTAATCACATTTAATAACGTAGAGTACAGAGCTTCTGATTTAAACGAAGAGCAAATGGCACTTGCTGCTAAGTTAAATGTTGCTGGTAAAAAACTAGCTAGACTTCAAGAGCATTATGATGATTATGTCATTACTAACGAATATAAAAACTTAGTAATTGAATCGTTTGATAGAGCTATCAATGCTGAAGAAGAAGTTGAGGTAGTAGAGGAAGAATAATGCCAGCTAGAAAGACCGCTAATGATGTACATTCAGATTTAAGAGTCCATGAAAAAATGTGCGAAGAAAGGTGGAAAACTATTTATAGAAAAACTGATGATTTACAAGCATCAATAAATAGTATGAAACTTTGGTTATTAGGCGGTCTTACAACAATAGTTGCATCCTTAATTACTATTATAGTTAGAGGTTTAATCTAACAAGCACAAATTTATGATAGATAAACTTATCAAACCTATCAGCGATATCCTAGATAAATTCATTCCTGATGCTGATGTCAAACAAAAGATTGCACACGAACTTGCAACTATGTCAGAAAAACATATTCACGAAATTGCAAAAGCACAAATAGAAGTCAATAAAGAAGAAGCTAAAGGTAACTGGTTTCAATCATCATGGAGACCAGCAACAGCTTGGGTATGTGTTGCAGGTTTTGCAGTCAACTTTTTAATTAGTCCTTTATTAGCACCTTTTGGCATTGACGTACCTCAAGCTGATACTTCTACCATGCTACCTGTATTAATGGGGATGCTTGGTTTGGGTGGAATGAGAAGCTATGAGAAAACCAAAGGATTAACAAAATAATGTACGACAACATCAAAGAAATGCTAATCAAGAATGAAGGGTTGGTATGTCAACCTTATCATTGTAGTGCTAACAAGCTAACAATAGGAGTAGGCAGGAACTTAGAAGCTAATGGTATATCAGAAGATGAAGCTATGTATTTGCTTGAGAATGATATCAATAGAGTAGTAGCTAATTTAGACAAGATGTGGGAAGTATGGAGAAGTTTTCCTGTACCTGCTCAAGAAGTATGTGTTGATATGGCATTTCAAATGGGTATAGCAGGATTTATGAATTTTAGACAAACAAGAGCATTGATGGAGATGGGATGCTGGTTAGAAGCATCAGAGGAAGTTTTAAGAAGTAAGTATGCAGTTCAAACACCAAATAGAGCAGCTAGGAATTCAAGAAAACTAGCTTTGTGTAAAAGTGCCAAGAAAAACATCAGACCAACATCAAGCTAATTCTCGACTTGGTGCATTAGGAGAATCATTAGTACAAACTTTTCTGCTTGAGTACGCTGACTTTTGTTACCCAACCCAAGAAAAACATCCTGCTGATTTAATGGTTGAATTTGGTTCAGCTAAATATACAGTGCAAGTAAAAAGCAGACGAGCAACTAAAGAAAAGAAATTTGTATTTGCTGCTGAGAACTCAAGGTCACAATCTGAAACCTATAGACAATATACTTGCGATATTCTAGCTTTTGTTTTCTTTGATGATGACAAGAAGCATATTATGTTTAAAGCAAATACATCATCACAAAACTATTTCACTTTTGATAAGAAATCCATAACTGATGATATGGAATTAGAATCCCTAAAAGAAACACTAGACAGTCTTAGCTCAGTACCAGTTCTGAATCCTATAATTTAGCACCTAAAAATAAATTAAAATATTTTCATATAATTGTATACATTTATATATTTATATGTATAATGGTAGTATGTTAATTAAAAATAAGGAGTTAAATAACATGGAAAATGAAACAAGTATAAGCAAACTAGAGTTAGCTGTTTTAGAAGCACAACTTAAATTATTGCAAGAGAAATATTCAAGAGAGATGATTACTTGGGAAGAATTTCAAATTGCTAGAGATAAAATTACTAAAGCTCAGGAAGAGTATATATACATCTAAGGAGTAAATAATGTCAGCAACTAGATACACACTACAAGTTCAACTACCTAGCTTAGGCTGGGTGGTTGCTATCAAGACTAGCGACATATTCTACATGGCTAGTAAGAGAGCTAGATTAATTGCACAAGGGCATAAGGTTAAATTAACTAAGGAGAAGAAGAATGGCTAGCATTATAGATAAGATTCTAAATCAAGAAGAAAGAGCACAAGAACTTAGAAAACAAAATGTAATAGTTTTGCATGATTTTAAATTTGATACTAATAAAGAGATGATTGCAGAAACATTAAATACTATTTATAAAAAGGAGAAGAAACAATGAACCTAATGTGCAATACCAAATATGGTGCTATTGAATGGAGATGGAAAGACTCAGGTCAACCATCTCCTGAATACAAATCATTGAATCATCAATGGTGGATTCCTAAGAAGTCTGAGTTTGAATTAGTAACTAAAGTTGATGCTTCTATCAAACAAGAAATTAAAGACGAGATTTGGGAAGATATGCAATCTGATTTTGATTATCAGAAAGGCATTTATAAGATTCATAAATTAAATAAAAAGAATTTAAAATAATTGTATACATTTATATATTTTTATATATAATGGGTAGTATGTTAATTAAAAATAAGGAGTTAAATAACATGAACAAATATGAAAATCTAGAAAATCTAATAAAGCAACTTGATAACATTAATGCTGAGTATGAGAAGAAGATGGATAAGCTCAGAGCCAAACAAGATAGAGATGCTAGTTTTATGTGGCAAAGAATTGCTATTGAGAAAGCTAAGTTAAGAGAGGGAGATAAGTAATGAGAGTGGGATACGAATACCAAATTACCTGTCTTGATGGTGATAATTGTGAGCATTGGGATATCAAAGATACTGATATTATCATCAAAGATATAAAAGAAAACATCACAGAATATAAGGATGAATCGTATACAGTTGAGGTTATAAAGCATTTTAGTTACAACAGTCCACATTCACCACATGAAGAATGGGAAAGAGAATATTATCTTATATATCCTGAACAGCAAAATAATGACCAATTGCCTAAGCACATTATGAAACACGTCAATATAATTTTAGAAGGAGTAAAAGCATGATTGAGAGTCCACAAACTTTAATAATGTTAGCTGTTATGTGTTATTTATGTTATGGAGCAGCTTTAATAATCAACGACAGGAACAATAGAAAATGAGAGAGATAACACTAAACGAAGTAGGGCAAACAAAACCCTTGATACTAAACATAAGACAAATCAGAGGGTATTACAGAGATGTCTTTACTGGTGAAACTAAAGTGCAAACTGAGAATAGAGAATATGTAGTCAGAGATTCTTTATACGAGATAGGTTATTTGATGGGAGTTAATAAATGAAAATAGAATCACTTAAAAACTTTGAATCTAAGCAAAAGGGTCAAGCTCTTATTTATAAAGACCTACCCAATGAGGACTATCATGCAAGCGTAGGAATCAGCAGTAGTTATGTTAGAAGGTTTGGGCAATCCCAACTTCATGCAGTCAACTATACTTCTGAATCTACTCCAGCACTTAAGTTTGGCACAGCAGCTCATTCTTTATTAGTAGAAGGACAAGAAGCATTTGATAAAGAAGTCAGAGTGCTTACAGGTTCTCCTTATACTAAAGCATATAAAGAAGAGAAGGCTGAATACGAAGAGCAAGGATTCATAGTATTAAAAAAAGATGAAGCTGAAATTATTACTGGCATGAAAGAGAATATGATATATGAGGGTAATGCTTATCTAAATGCAACTGGCAAAATACCTGAAGCAAGTATCTACTGGTATGAAGATGATGTGCTATGTAAGTGCAGACCTGATGTTATGTGTCCGCCTTTAGATGAACCTAACTCAGATAACAAGATAGTCGTTATAGATTATAAAACTACTATATCTTGCGAACCTCATGCTTTTAATTATTCAGTTAAGAAGTATGGCTATGATATGCAAGCTGCTTATTATAGAAGAGGAGTTGAGATGGCTGGATATGAAGTAACTGATTTCTTATTCATAGCCCAAGAGAAAGTACAACCTTTTGCATCTAAGGTGTTTAGAATCACAAAAGAACAAATGGATTATGGCTGGACTATGATGGAGCAATACCTGAATGATTATAAAGAATATCAAAAGGGTAAACCTCTTAGTATTTACAATAGTCCTAATGTTGTTGATTTGGTTTTATAAGTAAGGGCAATAGATATATGAGAGTATTTAGATTTATGGAGAGTTTATCATTTGCCCTTGAACTAAGTATAAGGGTTTTTGGAAGAGTAGGTAATAAAGTTCTAGCTTTATTATCAAATAAATATTAATATAAAAAGTGGAGAGTCATTATGGACGAAAAAACAAAAAAGGCACTTTGGATTCCTGAAGAATTACATAAGGATATCAAGGTGTTTGCAATCACAAATAACATGAACATTGAATCTGCTACTCAGCTATTGCTGAAGCTAGGCATGGTTTCTTATAAGGAGAATAATCATGGGTCAGCATAAAGCAAAAGTAGACCAACGCAGAAAAGAACTAGAAGCTGAAAAGCTAGACAAGCAAATCAAGACATATTATTTCCAAAAAGGTGCTGGCAAGCATTACAGGGAAGTAACCTATATGAGTGGCAAAGTAGTTAGGACTGATTACGATGCTTGAGTGGATTCTATATTTTATTGCAGGAATATTTGGATTAGTATTTATAGGAATCATTTTAAGTGTATTAGCATTTATATACATAATTACAGAGTTAGATTGATGGTAAACAGCAGAAATAAAGGTGCAGCATTTGAGAGAGTTATAGTAAACAAACTTAATGCAGTTTTAGAAGAAAAGGGTTTAGATGAGAGAGTAAAAAGAAATCTTGACCAGTATCAAACTAAAGGCATGGCTGACATTTATTTCAGAAACTTTGCGATTGAATGTAAGAGATACAAGAACAATGGCAAGCAGAATATTTACAAGAACGAATGGTGGCAACAAGCAATAGATAGTGCTGGTGATAACTTGATACCTATATTGATATACAAGTTTGATAGAAGAAACATTATGTGCGTAGTGCCACTATTTTTAATGAACAACTTTGATAAAGCTAATTGGGATTGCACATATATGTGTCCTTTATCAGATATATGTGAAAGGTTAGATGAAATCATACAAAAGGCAGATGGATTTAAACAGCTACCTGCTTGAGCAGGACTTTGAGGATTATTGTAGGTTCGCCTATGAAAAAATACAAAGTGCTTGCGAATTTCTCGGAATTATAAATGACGAGGATTATGAAAGTTTTAAGGAAAGGTGTTACACCCAACTTGAAACTGATTATTTAAACAGTATTGAGAAAACAATACATTAATATGGAGAATAATATGGTAGACATATTAGGTGGGATGAGTAATCCCAACAATGAGAGTCAGCAAGTTTATCTTGCTTTCAAAACTGCTCAACAGAAGTTCTTTGTAAACGGAGAAACTGAAATTGAGTTTAAATATCTGCAATTTGACCCTGCAACTTTTAAAAGTGGCTGGGGAAGATATGCAGGTGAATATCAATATCAATGGGATGCTAAGTTTGGTGTTGCAGAACCTAAACCAGCAGACGATTGGAAAAGAGCCTTTAGTTGTTGTGTAATGCCACATGGGCATGACCATGCACTTATTTGGAGTAGGTTTACATTTGCTGAATCTAGTGCCTTTAATAAGATACTAACTGGCTTTTGGAATCAAATGGATGCTAACAGTGATTCTTTACCTGTTGTTGAATATAAAGGTTCAAAAGAAATACAGGTTGGCATGGGTAGGTCAAGTGAGCTTAGTTTTGAATTTACTAAGTTTGCACCTAGATTTGATAACTTTGTGATACCACCATTTTATGACAATGATGGTGGCTCAAGTGCAGACGATGGATTTAAAAGTCCTAATGATGGTTTAGCTGATTTAGTAAATAAACAGGTAAACGATAGCAACGATTTACTGACAGATGAAGATATACCATTCTGATGCAGTCAGTAGATTGGCAAAGAATTGCACCTGAAGTTGCATTACAACTACTAGGTGAGCCTAGTTCTAAAAAGTCACATGAATGGCGATATGGAACGCATGGCTCTCTAGTAGTTAATATTGATGCTGGAACTTGGTGGGATTTTGAAAACGATTTAGGTGGTGGATTAATAGATTTAATTAAACACATGAATCAAGATGTCAATACAGTTTTAAAACAGTTTGGTTATGACTTAGCATTACAATCTAATGACTCCTTATTAAGTGGTTTTTCTCCCCCTAAAAGCAAAACCACCAGTAATGCTAGGTCATTCTCTCGTGAGCAGATGATTGACCTTTACAAACAAGCTATTGTGAAGGTCAAGTATGCTGATAACTTTATGGTTTTAAGATTCCCTGAAGGACATTTTATTAAACAAAAATACGCACCATTTACCCTTAATCCTGATAGCAGTTGGTCTATGAAGCGACCTGAAGGCTTACTACCTATTTATTACACAAATAAGTACCCTGACAAGGCTATTATCATAAATGAAGGTGAGAAGGCTCTAAGAGGATGTGAAGCGATTTATGAGGGTGATAGCTGTACTTGGCATGGTGGAGTTAATTCTTGGGAGAAAGCAGATTGGAGTCCTATATTTGGCAGAGAAGTAGTTATATTTCCTGACAACGATGAAGCAGGTATTAAGTGTGCAAATGATATATCTAAGTATCTAAAAGAAAATCAATGCAAGGTGAAGATAGTACAACCACCAGCAGACTTTAATGAGAAAGATGATTTATACGATGCATACGAATCAGGTTATTTTAAAGATTCAAAACAATTAGAAGATTATATAAACAAGAATGAGGTAGCACGTCCTAAAGGTGCTTTATATTTCCAAACAGTCAATGAGATTATGGAGAAGATGACTGAGCCTGACTGGTTGGTAGATAAATGTATTGAAAGAGCTACAGTTACAAGTATTTATGGAGCACCTAAGAGTGGTAAGTCATTTATAGCTATTGCTATGGCTTGCTCTATTGCATCAGGTAAAGATTTCTATGGATTTGATACTAAACCATCTACAGTGCTTTATTTAGCTGGTGAGGGTCATACTGCTGTTGCTAGACGTATTAAGAGTTATGAGCAGTTCTATAGCAGAAGTTTATCAGCAGCACCTTTATTAATATCTAATAGGGGTTCAAGAATAGGTGATGATGCTGAATTTGCTATGTTGCAAGAGGTTTGTAGAGACATAGAAAGAGAACATGGGAATGTGGGCATGATTATTGTTGATACTTTAGCTAGAAACTATGGTCTTAATGAGAACAGCACTGAGGATATGAATAAGTTTATCCAGCGTATTGATGAGCTAAAGGAAGAATTTAGTGCATCTATGGTTATTGTGCATCATACAGGTCATGGTTCTAATGGTAGAGCTAGAGGAAGCTCAGTATTACCAGCAGCTCTTGATTATGAATTTAGAGTAGATAGAGATAAGAACAGCGATGATAAGGCTATGCTTGTTACTTTGAAGCAAACATTAGTTAAAGATGGTACGCCTATAGATGATTTATATTTCCAATTTAAAGAACTTACATTATATGGATATGAAGGTGTTACATCAGGCGTATTGGCATTGACTGACGAATCGCCTAGAAAGATAGGTTTATCAAGAGCAAGAGAAGAAACTATAAAAGCTATTGAGAAGATACAAAAAGAAAAAGCACCAAATGACCCTGTTAGTTACTGGGTCAAGCATACTATTCTTTTAAATGAAATGGAGATTAACGATAGTACGTTGAAGTCAAGATTAAGAGATTTAAAAGATAATGAGCTAGTCCATTACAAAGAAGGATATGGTTATCAGTCTAAAAACTTAGATAAGGAGATATTTAATGAAGGTTTGGTTTAGGTTTGGTTTAGGTTTGGTTTTGGTTTGGTTTTTTAGCAAAATCATCAAAAAGTTGGTTGGTTTGGTTTGTATTTCTAATACAACCAACCCAAACCACTATGAGATTCGAGTATTATGACCAAACCTGTAAAAACATATTTAGACGAAACTTTAGAACAAAAGTTAAAAGAATTAAGAACTTATGAACTTGATACTTATGTTAAGTGGGGTAATCGAAAACGTATCTTTAAAATGGTAGGTGTTAATTTTGAGATTAAGTTTTGTAGAGCAGAACAAATGCTAAAAGAATCTTTACAAAACGATACTGTTCAAAAGAAACTAAAAATGGTTGAAATGATGATAAGAGCTTTTGAGCAATTAAATATCAAATGTGAAGAAAGTGGATATATACAAATACAACCTAATGCTAGATGTTTTAACTTTGATAATAAGACAGCTTTGATTTGTGATACTGATGCTGATAAACCTGTATTAGAAAAAATACACAAAGCAGAAAAAGATATGGTGATATTTAGTGTAGAAGAATTATTAAGATGTTTACCTAAAGATTTTATGCAAGCAAAAGTATTGCTATCTAAATTAGATAAATCAGTTAATTTTCAGAAGGTTAATTATGTCTAAGTGGAATGATGTTAAAGATGGTGGAAAGGGTAGCAAAAGAAGGAAAGAAGATAAGAAGAAAATTGATGCTAACTGGGAAAAAATATTTGGTAAAAAGAAAAAGGAAAAGAAGAAGTGAATAAATATACAGATAATTTTGATGGTGATTTAATTTTTGGTCATGTTGGTGAACAAATAATTGCAAATAGAATAAAAAATAAATATCCAAATACCCAGCTTGTTAAAGGTAATGTTAAAACACATGATTTATTTGTTGAAACACACTATGGAGAAGTAACAGTCGAAGTTAAAAATGATAGAACTTTGCATAAAAATATTTTTATAGAAAATTACAATACTAACAATGGTTTTAAAAAACCATCAGGTATAAATGTAAGTACAGCAGATTGGTGGGCTTATATTATTAACAATGAAATAAACTGGTTTAAAACATATAAAATAAAAGATTGTATTAAAAATGAAAAAGAAAATATAAGACCTATAGAGGGTATGCCAAAAGAAACTGGTCTTGTTGATGCTTTTGTAATCAAGCCTGAGATATTTATTAAATATCTTGATAAAAAAGTAAAATTAAATATAGAAGAAATTAAATTAATTGAAGCAGGAAAAGACAAATGCCAATAAAACTAAAACCAAGTGCAAAGATTAGAGATAGAGCTACAGGTAAGACAACTATTGAGCATTACTATCTAAAGTGTATGACACTAAAAGAACTGAATGATTATATTGAATCACCTAATTCTAAGAAAAAGGTCATACAAAAATGTAAGAATGAAATAATAAGGAGAGAGAAATGAATGACCCAGTAAATCACCCAGCTCATTATAACAACGCTAAAGGTGGGCTAGAATGTATTGACTATATTAAACAGCAATTAGGTAAAGAATTCCCTGCTTATCTTGAAGGTAATGCAATTAAATACTTGCATCGCCACAAATACAAAGATGCCAATATACAAGACTTACAGAAGTCTGTTTGGTATATTAATAAGTTAATAGAACATTACGAGAACTTATGAAGATAGATAAACAAAAATTAGAACAGAAGATTAAGGAAGGCAAATCATCACATGATATTGCTATGACTTATGATGTGCATCCATCTACTATCAGAAGGAAAGCTAAAGCATTAGGTCTTAAGTTTCAAACACAATCGCACTGGAGAAAGGGATGAAGGTATCTGTAAAAGATAATATTAAAGATGTGACTAAGTGGACGACTAACGTGCAAAAGAAACAAGTGCCATTTGCAACTGCTATGGCTATCAACAAGACATTAGGTATTGGTAAAGGTAATCGTATGAGAGGATTAGACAGAGAGATGCAGAAACAAATGATACAAAAGCTAGATAGACCAATGGCTAGAACTACAAAGGCTTTTTACAGAATAGCTGCAAGAAAGACCAGTCTTACTGGTACGTTAGGTTTTACTGAATGGGCAAACAAGTTTATGCAGTATCTAGTTCATGGTGGTGTCAGGTCAGGTGAATCATCGAAGGTTGGTGTGCCATACATTCCTAATGCTAGATTAAATAAATTTGGTAATATTGCTGGAAGAAAGAGTGGTCTGATAAAAAAACAAAATCAATTTATAGGCAACATAAAAAGTATTGATGGTGTTTGGGAAAGACAAAAGGATAGGTCAGTAAAGCTAATGGTAGCATTTAAAAACAGTGTAACTTATAACGCTATGTTTCCTTTTTACAAGATAGCTGAGAAATATAGCAAGGCTAGGTTTGAAAAGAACTTTGCTGAAGCATTTGCTAAAGCACTAAGGAGTGCCAAATGATAGGTTCTTCTACAGCATTCAACGTGGGTTATTCGCGAC